CTCACGCCAAGCATAAAGAACTGCGTCACAAATATCAGAGTGGTAAGTGTCTGATATCTTTGGTCTTTCTGGGTTTCTAAGTCTAGAATCCTTATCCCACTGTACTAGCATACAATCTTCTTCAAACAGAGATCCTTTAAAGGCTTTGAACTTATCTGTTCTTAGATCATCATTAAGTAACTCAATAAACTCAACTTTTCTAGTTTTCTCAGCAGCCTCTAAATTCAAACCATGCCTAAAGCGTAATTCTTCTTGAATCTTCTTACCTAACGCTCCAGCATCCATAACCATACGAATTGGATTATACAGATCTTTATATTCCTGTATAACTGCCACTAACTGGCTAATATTCTGCTTATTCTTAACATGTTCATCAACTAAATAAACTTTCTTGTGATGCGTATTATACCCAATCACAGCAATAGCATCTGAATCGTTATAACCTATATCGACGCCAATAATGTAATTCCATTCACCACTATTAGGTAAAGTATCATAGATATTCCTAAAGCGGTTAAACTTATAAACAAGCGCATTTTCATCTTCGATCCATCTACCAAAAGTCTCTCTAATGTACGACGGATCACTCTCATCAATCCCTCGTATGATTCTTTCCTCTCTAAGCACTTCCTCCAAATCCAAATTAGGAGGCTTATGCATGTAAGGATTATCAAAAGCGGTCCAATGGTGGGATTTCCAGTTTTTGGATTGAGAATATTCGAAGAATACTCCAGCTTTAACAGGTCCTGGAGTACCAGTGAGATATAGCTCTCCTCTAGTATCTCTAAGAGCTGGGATAATGATATCATTTATCAGTTCCTTTATATATGTCCTAAAGGACTGGCACTCATCAATGTAACACTTTCTTAACTTCCAACCTCTAAATTTTTCTATCTCCGTCCTATCTTTCGCTCCTGCTATATAAATTCTAGACTTATTTGGAAAAAGAACCGTTAGTCTAGTGTTGTCAACTTTACATTCTATATTGTAATCTTCTATTAGTCTTTGCAAATCAGCCCATATAATAGCTCTAGCTTGCTGTTGGGTTATAGTAATATAGAGTAAGTTAATTTCTGATTCTTTACTGCAAGTATCAAGCATGTCTGCAACAATACCAACTGTCTTACCTGCTCTACGAGAACAGACGGCGTTCCTGAACCTAGTTCCTATTCCTCTAAAGAATTCCAACTGCTTATCAAAACAAAAATCCTCAAACACAAACTGTGGTTGTTCAGACTTTGTTTTACGCTTTTGAATTTCAGCTAGTAGAGCAGTTCTACTTGTTATCTTGGATTGCACAGCACAATACTTCCTTACTTATTACTTTCTATTTGGTCTAACTTTAAAGGAGATAATAAATAAACGCCTCTTACAGATGCTAAAGGTATTAAAATATGATCTCTGTCTGATTCTATTTCTACCATTTGAAGATCATAATTTATACTAATCTTCTTTCCCTTTTTACCGTTTATATTTCTAGAAGATAAAAACGTCTCATTTTGTTTTTCAAACTGAACAGGTATGCTTAAATGAACAGAGTCTATTATGTACTTCTTCTGTTCGTGGATGTTTGCCACGTTCTTCTTTTTTGATTTTTCCACCATTGCTATTCTCCTTATTTTCTAAAAAATCTATAATGACTCTATAATTAGTTCTGTAAAAAGTAAAGTTTTCTATTCTATCTATAATTTTAAATTTCAAAGCATCTTTTGCATTCCACCACTTATCTTCTTTTATTAGCTTATGAAATTCATCTTTACTGATTCCAAACTTTGCAGCCATTTCTTCTTTTAATATATTATCAAAAAAATCTAAAGCCTTAAATAGTGTTTTATTATGCTTACCTCTTTTAGGTCTGCCTCCATTTATTTGTGTTAAGTGGTGCATAAAAGTAGAGGTGTCTCTCCCAATACGCTCATCACAAAAAGTTAAAAGAACAAAACCCATAGAGTAGGCGTTGTTAACATAACACTTAATCTTATAGCCATCAGACTTTAGGTTTCTCATTTCTGCTAGTATATCTAAACCAGCTAGAACACTTCCACCAGGACTGTTGATTCCTACCCTAATTTCTTTAAACTGTTTATTTTTAATTCTTGATTCTTTTAATTCTTTTATAATTCTGCCAGATTCCCAAAAACTTATTTCACCAATAAGTAGATCAAAGTTATGGTCCAAATACTCAGACTTGTGAATAGAGTTATAGAGTTTTATAGGTAGCCACGTAAACAGGGCTGCTAATAATAAACTAACAAATAATTTTCTTTTTTCATGCATAGTATCCTCACACTTTTTTAAAGATTAAAACCCCATTTGAACCACCAAAGCCCGCGGAGTTACTCATCGAATATTTTATATCTGCTTCTCTACCTTTGTATCTTACAATATCTAAATCAAACCCAGGATCATCACAGTTTAGTGTGGGGGGTAGTATGCCTTTATAGAGTGCCATTATGCTAAAGATAGCTTCAATTCCACCAGCTCCTCCTAATAGGTGACCAATAGCCCCTTTAGTAGACGAGATAGGAACTTTGTAATCTCCAAAAACTTTCTGTATAGCTAACGACTCTGCAACATCTCCACGTTTTGTGGCTGTTCCATGGGCATTTATATAGCCTATATCATCAGGAGATATGTTAGCATCTTCAAGAGCTATCTCCATACATTTTGCCAACCCATGTCCTTCCTTATCAGGAATGATAATATGATAAGCATCTGCCGTTGCTCCTTGACCTACAATCTCAGCATATATTGTAGCTCCTCTTGCTTTAGCTGCTTCGTACTCTTCTAAAATTAAAATACCAGAACCTTCTCCAGCAACAAAGCCTGATCTATTTTTATCAAAAGGTCTTGGTTGGGTTTCAGGGTCATTATTATTTGTTATAGCTTTACCATTATAAAAAGGATCAAGACACTCATCATAGATAGTGCTTTCACATCCTCCAGTAATCATAACATCCTGCTTACCGTAGGCTATTTCATTGTAAGCCATTTGAATAGCGTGAGTTCCAGACGCACATGCAGATTGTAATGTGTAGTTAATACCTTTAGCTCCTATAGCTATAGAAACCTTTCCTGCTATACAGTTTCCTAAGTAACCTACTAATAAGTATGGTCCGATTTTCGCACCAAGTTTTTCTTGCATTCTTTGATGTATTTTCCTAGCAGAAGCCATACCACCTGAGCCGTTACCAAGAATAACCCCAATCCTATGAGGGTCATAGTTATGAAGGTTATTAGTTTCCCATTCATGAAATCTCCAAGTTCTAACTGCTGCATCAATAGCATACAGAGCAACAATGTCTGAAATTTCTTCATCCTTTTCAGTTAGGATATCTGGACTAAGTTTCCAACCTTTAGGTTTACATCCAATTCTACTTCTACACCAATCATATAAATATTCTGATAAATCTCTAACAGAGGATTTACCCTCTATTAAACCATCCCAAGTAGTTTCTAAATTATTACCTAATCCAGTTACTGCTTCCATACCTGTTACTACCACTCTTCGCTTCATAAGACCTCACTTAAAAAATTTCATCTACAATACCATACTCTAAACATTGCTCTGCTGTCAAGTATAAATTCCTTTTATATGTACTATTATACCAAAAATCTGCATCTTTATTACATAATTCTGCCATCCAATCACACCACTGTCTTTCTTGCCTCTCAACTTGCTCAACTTCTTCCTTTGTATCTCCGTGAGATCCCATTACATGGTAGGTCATTTGGTGAGCCATAAAAACACAGTACTTAGAAATGCGACGTTTACGACCAGAAGCAAGTAGAAGTGTTGCGGCGCTCATGACGTGACCATAACCTTCTGTTATTATTCTACAAGGAGAAGAGGATATTCTTCCTATTATAGCTAGAGCATCATAGACTGATCCTCCAGGGCTGTTAATCCTTACAGTTACAGTTTTCTTACTACCACGCTCCATTTCAGATAGAGCAGCATCGAATAAAGAGAAACTATCTTCAGTTATCTCATTATCTAGTTGTATAATTCTGTCTCTGAAATTAACACCATCTTCAAAGTGATAACAAAGACGTAATTTTTCCAGTTCCATATCCTTATTCTTTGACATCTTGTTCCTTTTCTTCGATAAACATTAAGTATGGGTGATATACAAAATTATATTTAGCAGCTAATCTAATAGATAGACTGTTACAATGGGTATAAACAGAAGCAGATTCTCCGGTATGTCCAAAAGTTTTTAATAGAAGGGTGCCAATACCTAAGTTCCTAAATGTATATTTTACATAGATAAAATGAAGAACAAAAATGCCATCCTCTTCACTACCAACAGCGTACCCATATAGTTGGGAAGGGTCGTCCTCGTTACAAGAGATCATAACCACACTGT